TTTGCTAATGCTTGTGACCTTAGATATATGTTTTATCAAAATGACAGCTTTAACGCATATATTGGCGGCTGGGATGTTAGTACAGTCACCGACATGGTTAATATGTTTAATGCTGCACCAGCTTTTAACCAAGACATATCAGGATGGGACACTAGCTCAGTCACTAATATGAACGCTATGCTCTATGGTGCTACTGCATTTAACCAAGATATTTCTGGCTGGAATGTATCGTTGGTAACTGTGTGTGCGAATTTCCGAACATCTTCTGGTCTGACTTGTGCTAATACCCCTGCGCTGCCTGCAGCTTGTACTGGCTGTTAAACCCAAAAAGGAAACTATAATGTTAACAAAAGAAGCATTCAAAAAATTGGGTTCACCCTTCAAATTGTCGATACTGCCAAGAGAAGTTGAATCAGCAATGGTAGCAGAGAGGGTAGCAGTGTTTGAAACTTATAGCACTAATACAACCCTAATGAATACGGAGATGCAAAAGGTTAATAACAAATATTTAGATATGGACGTTGCTTTGCCAGAGGGACTAACTTCATTTGACGGCAAGATAATACCAATGTCAGATGCCGCTAAAACCTTCTTAAACGATAACCAAGAACTAGGCTTTTTGAGTGATACCAAAATACAGCGTGAAGTCTCCACCTTATGTATTGAGGTGACGCTTTCTAACGGCATTAAGCTAGACGGTGACGAGTTAGCACAGACCCGTTTAGCAAGAGCGTTACTGGTCATGGAAGACACCGCCTCTCTTTCATGGATAGCTTTGGATAACAAGGTTGTACAACTAACTAAACCAGACGTTAAAGAAGCTATAAGGTTAGCTTTTGAAGCGCAAAGCGTCTTCTTCCTCAAGGATAAATAAAGAATGGAATCTAACACACCACGTTTTGACAGGCTTGAGGCCAAGATAGATAAACTAGCAGAGGCTATGGTTAAGCTTGTTGAGATAGACACTAAGATTGATGGTCTTGTGGGACATAATGTTACTCAAGATAGTCGTCTGAACCGCCATAGTGAGACCATTGACCAACACGCCATTACGCTGGCTACAGTGGCTAAAGTAAGTGGCACCAACGAATGGTTCGTGAGGGTGCTTATAGCTGCACTGGTCACAGCAGTGGCCTTTATGATGAGGAGCTAACATGAGCGTATTTAACGTACTAAGCTTAGTCACAGACATCTTCAAACCAGCAGCAGACCTTATAGACAATCTGCATACGTCTGAAGAGGAGAAGATGGAACAGAAGTTTAACCTTCTTCAACTTCAGGCTGCTGCAGTAGATAGTGCTACTCAGTACAATCAGAAGCTCTTTGAAGGTCAAGCACAGATTATTAATTCAGAGGCAGCAAGTGATAACTGGCTAGCTACTAGCTGGCGGCCAATCACAATGCTCACCTTTGTTGCTATTGTGGTTGCTAAGTTCTTAGGCTACTCATCCCCCAACATGACTCCCGAAGATTACTCTCATCTCTGGACACTAATAGAGATAGGGTTAGGTGGTTATGTCGTAGGGCGTAGTGTAGAGAAAGCAGTCAAGACTTGGAAAAACTAATAAGGCAACATATAAATGAAAACATATTTACAATTAGTAAACAACATACTTATACGCTTACGTGAGCGTGAGGTAGCCTCTATTAATGAGACAAGTTACTCCAAGCTAATAGGTCTGTTTGTACATGACTCCATAGAGATGGTTGAGAATGCTTGGGGCTGGTCTAGCTTGCGTGAGACACTTACGTTAACCACCACAGCTGATGTATTCAACTATGCACTCACGGACTCAGGTGACAAGTCTGTAGTTCTGGATGTAATCAACGGCAACAGTGATAGCTTCATGCAGTATCAGACAGCACACTGGTTTAACCAAACATTCCTAAACAACACACCAGCCACAGGGTCACCAACCTCTTATGTATATAATGGCTTAAATTCCTCAGGTGATACACAGGTTGACATTTACCCTATCCCTGATGGTGTCTATACATTATACTTTAACGTAATCAAACGATCTCCAGCAGACTTAGCGGACACAGATACAATCAAGGTTCCCTTCTTACCTGTGCAAGCCCTAGCCTACGCTATGGCCCTTGAGGAGCGTGGTGAGGACGGTGGTGTATCCCCAGTCTCAGCTAAAGCCTTAGCACAGAATTACTTGTCTGATGCTATTGCCCTTGACGCTAGTAAGCATCCAGAGGAACTAATCTGGGAGGCACCATAGGATGGCTAAACCTCTATTAGCACATACCATAGCAGCACCAGCATTCTTTGGTCTAAACACTCAAGAGTCTGGTGTCACACTTCAGGAAGGTTTTGCACTGGCCGCTAACAACTGTATCATTGACAAGCAAGGACGCTTAAGCTCACGTAATGGATGGTCTACTGTCAGCACTAAGCTGGACACAGTGGTTGGAGACAACGTAGGCTTAGCCTTGACAGGACTCTCTAACTTTAAGGACATTGCAGGTGTAGACACTACTATCTCTTGGAATGCCACTAAGTTCTTCAAAGGTACTGATGCGCTAGTCACGCTTACACCCACAACTGCAGACACTGTATCTGCGGGTAACTGGCAGACAGCTACACTCAACGATCACCATTACTTCTTCCAGCGTGGCTACTTGCCACTCGTCTACACTAATGACACTACAGCTGATACCTTTGAATCCATATCAGTACACACAGGCACAACCTCAGGCTCACAAGCAGCCAACACAGTACTAGCTGCCTATGGTCGCTTATGGACTGCAGACACTACAACTAACAAGACTACAGTGTGGTTCTCTGATGTGCTAGATGGTACAGATTGGTCTACAGGCACTGCAGGCTCTATTGACATCTCTAGCGTACTAACGCAAGGCATGGACGAGATAGTCTCCCTAGGTGCCCACAACGGCTACCTAATCATCTTCTGTAAGGATAACATAATCATCTATGGTGATGGTGATAACTTCCAATCAGGCATGACTACAGCTAGCTTAGTGCTTACGGAAGTAATAGAAGGTGTTGGGTGTATCGCTAGGGACTCCGTACAGAACACTGGAGCAGACATCTTGTTCTTAAGCAACACAGGTGTACGTTCATTGAATCGTGTTGTACAAGAGAAATCTCTGCCTCTCAGAGACATATCTAAGAATGTACGTGATGACATTATAGAAGCCATAGGTCTTGAGACTCTTGCTAATGTCAAGTCAGTCTACTCACCCACTAATGCTTTCTATCTTTTATCCTTTCCAGCCACTGAACAGACCTTTTGTTTTGACACTAGAACAGCGATGGAAGATGGTTCTTACAGGGTAACTCTCTGGCCTAGCTTTACTATGAAAGGTTTACTAGCTCAGGACAGAATATTATACTTAGCAATGCCTAACGGTGTAGCAGAGTACACAGGCTACTTAGACAATGGTGCTACGTATCCAATGTCTTACTACAGCAGCTACTTTGACCTTGGTGCACCAAACAGCAACAAGATACTCAAAAGACTCACAGCAACTACAGTAGGTGTCACAGGTCAACCTTTCACACTTAAGCTGGGCTATGAGTATAGCTCCACTTACTTCTCAAGTACCTTCATCTTGGACTCAGCTACTATCTATGAGTATGGTGTAGCTGAATATGGTACTGCAGAGTACACAGGCTCAGTACTTGTGAATGAACAATCTTCTCCAGCACAAGGGTCAGGTGACATACTCCAAGTTGGTTTTACTTCAGAGATCAACGGATCTTCTCTTAGCTTGCAGAAGCTATCTATATATGCTAAACAAGGCAAGGTGTTATAAACATGACAACATACACAAAAGCAACCAACTTTGCTTCCAAGGATTCGCTCGTATCGGGTAATCCACTTAAGACTCTAAAGGGTACTGAGTTGGATGATGAGTTTAACCTGCTCGCAGTAGCTTCAGCAACTAAGGCTAACATAGCCTCACCTACGTTCACAGGAGTCCCTGCAGCGCCTACAGCAACTGCTGGTACTGTTACTACTCAGGTAGCTACTACGGCCTTTGTAGGGGCTGCAGTGACCGCTGTGGGTATTGGCTCTTACCTACCTAAGACTGGTGGAGCAATGACTGGTGCTATCACTACAAACTCTACCTTTGATGGTGTAGATATAGCCACTAGAGATGCAGTCTTAACGTCTACTACAACTTTAGCCAACGCTGCTCTACCTAAGACTGGTGGAGCAATGACTGGTGCCATTACTACTAACAGTACCTTTGATGGTGTAGATATAGCTACCCGTGATGCTGTTCTCACCACAACTGCTGATGTAGCTCTACAAGCGTTACCTAAGGCGGGTGGTGCCATGACTGGAGCCATTACCACTAATAGTACCTTTGATGGTCGTAATGTAGCCACTGATGGTACTAAGCTAGATACACTTGTCATAGGAACTTCTATACAGGCTTATGATGCTACTATCTTAGTTGATGCGGACATAGGTACATCCGTACTTGCACCTACAGGAGATGGTTCCAGTCTAACAGGAGTATTTCCAACACAGACAAGTAATGCAGGTAAGTTCTTAACTACTGACGGTTCAGCCGCAAGCTGGGCTTCATCAGCTAGTGGGCCTACTGATGCTCAAGTTCGTGCAAAATTAGTTAATATGCAGGTGAGTAACTGGCAGTCTAGGACGAGTGCTACATATCCTACTGTCGTAAACTTATCATGGACATGCATAGCATGGAACGGCACTGTTTTTGCTGCTATTCAAACTGCTGGACTCGGTAACGCAGGTAACAAAGTTATGTCTAGTCCTGATGGAGTTACATGGACGATAAGAGCTGGGCCAGGGGCTACAGGCGATAGATACTTTCAGGCGATAGCGTGGAATGGGAGTCTATTTGCTACAGTGGCGTCAGGGGGATCAGCAACAACAACCCTAGTAATGACTTCTCCAGATGGCATTACATGGACTTCTAGGACAACGCCCAATGCTAATAACTGGTATGGTATTGCTTGGAACGGCACTGTTTTTGCTGCTGTAGCTTCTAGTGGTACGGGCAACAGAGTAATGACCTCCACCAATGGCACATCATGGACAAGCAGAACTTCAGCAGCTGATAATAGCTGGAGAGCCATAGCGTGGAATGGAACCGTATTTGCTGCTGTAGCTGCTAGTGGTACTGGCAACCGAGTAATGACAAGTCCTGATGGAATAACTTGGACTAGTAGAACTTCAGCAGCTAATAATAGCTGGAGAGCCATAGCGTGGAATGGAACCATATTTGCTGCTGTAGCTGCTAGTGGTACTGGTAACAGAGTAATGACCTCCCCTGACGGCATAACTTGGACAAGCAGAACAAGCGCAGCTGATAATAACTGGGATGGTATTGCGTGGAACGGCACCGTATTCTGTGCTGTAGCTTCTAGTGGTACGAATAGAGTTATGACCTCTCCAGATGGGATCACATGGACAAGTAGGACTTCCGCAGCCGATGATAAAGGGTGGAAAGCCATAGCGTGGAACGGGCTAGGCACAGCACCTTTGTACCTAACCCCCGCAAAAGGGACAGGTACAGTATTCTCGGCTGTTGCAACCGATGCCGCAATGACATCACTTTTTCTGAAGGACGAATAACATGAGTAAATATTGGATCACGCCAGAAGGTAATTACGTTATCGGTTATAATGCTGATATTGCCCCACAAAACGCTACGGAAGTATCTGGCCCACCAGAGGGGCATGAAGGTAGTTGGCCCCCAGAGGAAACAGACATTTGGGTTAATGGCGAGTGGACTCGTGACGTAGTGGTTGTGGCTGCTAATGTTCGCGACAAGCGAGATGCTTTATTATTAAGTACAGACTGGGTAGTCATACGCGCTAAAGAGTTGGGTCAGGACGTACCACTAGCAGTATATAACTACCGTGGTGACCTACGCCAAGTACCAGATCAGGCAGGATTTCCACACACAATTATTTGGCCTGAGAAGGAGATTTAAGTATGGCTGGCCCACATGATACAGATATAGTCCAAGCAACAGCAATGTTTAATACACTTGCGGATAAAAAATTAAAGAAGCAGACTAAAAC